GAGGATTCGTGGCTTCCTTACTTACTATTGTTACCTTAATAGCAATTAAGTAATGGAAGAAAAAAGTTTAAAACAGGTAGTCCGCGAGGAGTATATAAAATGTGCCCAATCCCCGGCATACTTTATGAAAAAATATTGCTACATCCAGCATCCAAAACGCGGACGCATCCAATTTAACCTTTACCCCTTCCAAGAAAAAGTACTTACTTTATTCCAAGAGAATCCATATTCAATAGTACTTAAATCTCGCCAGTTAGGTATTTCAACATTATCCGCAGGCTATTCATTGTGGTTAATGTTATTCCATGAAGATAAAAACGTATTATGTATTGCAACTAAACAGGAAACCGCTAAAAATATGGTTACCAAAGTTAAGTTTATGTACGAAAGTTTACCTTCATGGCTTAAATTTGCAAATAAACCTGACGAAGCAAACAAATTAACACTTCGATTACCAAATGGATCTCAAGTTAAAGCCATTGGAGCATCAGCGGATGCAGGTCGATCAGAAGCCGTTTCTTTGTTAATTATAGATGAGGCTGCCTTTATCCACAATATTGGTGAGATATGGGCCTCAGCTCAACAAACATTAGCTACGGGTGGAGGTTGTATTGCATTATCTACACCTTATGGTACAGGTAACTGGTTTCATAAAACATGGGTTGCTGCAGAAATGGGTGATAATAGTTTTTTACCTATTAGATTACCTTGGCAAGTTCACCCTGAACGAGATCAATCATGGAGAGACCAACAAGATGCCGATTTAGGCATTCGAATGGCAGCCCAAGAATGTGACTGTGACTTTACAACATCTGGTGATACTGTATTTACACCAGAAGATATTACTTTTTACGAACAATTTCACGTGAAAGATCCTCTTGAAAAACGTGGCATTGACCAAAATCTATGGATTTGGGAACCAGCGGATTATTCTAGGAACTATTTGATCGTAGCTGATGTAGCGCGTGGCGATGGTAAGGATTATTCGGCGTTTCACATTTTTGATGTTGAAACATTCACTCAGGTAGGTGAATATAAGGGCCAAATCAATACAAAAGATTATGGACATTTATTAGTAAGCATTGCAACAGAATACAATAATGCTTTACTTGCAGTCGAGAATCAAAGTGTAGGATGGTCAACAGTGCAAACAATTTTAGATAGAGGATATCATAACTTTTATTATTCACCAAAAGGTGGATCAAATAATGTAGATTCTTTCTTTGATCCCTACATGGATCACAGTAAAATGACACCTGGTTTTACAATGTCAAACACTACTCGCCCAATAGCCATTGGAAAATTCCAAGAAGCTGTTTTAGATAAAGGAGTTGTTTTTCATTCAGTGCGTCTATTAGAGGAAATGAAAGTATTTATATGGAGAAACGGTAGAGCAGAAGCTCAAGGAGGATACAACGATGACTTAATTATGGCATTTTGCATTGGGTGTTATTTACGCGAAACCGCTTTTAAACTTAGAACAAATAATATGGAAATGACTAAAAGTATGTTAAATGGTATAGGTAGTTCTAAAACGGCATATGCTGGGGGTTACTCACACGGACCAAGCCATGCTGATAAGTACAACAATAACCCATTTAAAATAGATAACCCATATTCAAACGGTCAAGAAGATATTTCTTGGCTTTTATAAAAATAAAACATGGCAGATACAGGATTATTTAGTAGATTAAAACGATTATTTTCAACAGATGTTATCATCCGAAACGAAGGAGATAACCAACTAAAAGTATTCGATATAAATAAAATACAAGTTTCAGGTGAATATGAAACTAATGCACTTGTAGATAGATTTAACCGCATTTATACAAACGCAAATACCTCAATTTATGGATACCAAAGTAGTTTCAACTATCAAACTTTACGCCCTACGCTTTATTCTGAATATGATTCAATGGACACAGATGCTATTATTGCCTCTGCTTTAGATATCATAGCTGATGAAAGTACATTGCGTAATGATATGGGTGAAGTATTACAAATTCGCTCATCTGATGAAGATGTACAAAAAATTCTATACAATTTATTTTATGATGTACTAAATGTAGAATTTAATTTATGGCCTTGGATTCGTAATATGTTGAAATATGGTGATTTCTTTTTAAAACTAGAAATTGCTGAAAAATTTGGGGTATATAATGTAATACCTTACAATGCATTCCATATTGAAAGACAAGATGGTTACGATAGAGATCATCCTAATTCAGTACGTTTTAGATTTGATCCAGATGGTATTGCTTCCCCATCAGACTATGGATACTATAATGTTCCAAATGCAGGTAATCAAGCAAATTCTATTTTCTTTGACAATTATGAAATGTCACATTTTCGTTTGTTAACAGATACTAACTTTTTACCATATGGTAGATCATATTTAGAACCTGCTCGTAAGTTATTTAAACAATATATTATGATGGAGGATGCAATGTTGATTCATCGTATTGTAAGAGCACCTGAGAAACGTATATTTTACATTAATGTTGGAAATATTGCACCTACTGAAGTAGAAAATTTCATGCAGAAAACAATTTCTAAAATGAAACGTACTCCATATATTGACCAACAAACTGGCGATTATAACTTGAAGTACAACATGCAAAATCTACTTGAAGATTTTTACATCCCAGTAAGAGGAAATGATCAAGCAACTAAAATTGATAATTTAGCTGGTTTACAATGGCAAGGTATTGAAGATGTTACTTACCTAAGAGATAAATTATTTGCTGCCCTTAAAGTACCTAAAGCATTTATGGGATATGAAAAAGATTTAACAGGTAAAGCTACATTAGCTGCTGAAGATATTCGTTTTGCACGCACAATTGAACGAATCCAACGCATTGTAGTGTCTGAATTAACCAAAATTGCTTTAGTTCACTTATATGCTCAAGGATATCGTGACGAAAGTATGACAAACTTTGAATTATCATTAACTACACCATCAATTATTTACGATCAAGAAAGAGTAGCTTTAATGAAAGAAAAAGTTGAGTTAGCTAATTCGATGATGGAAAATAAAATTTTACCTACTGACTGGATTTATGAAAATTTATTCCATTTAAGCGAAGATCAATACGATGAATATAGAGACTTGATTATCCAAGATGCTAAACGCAAATTCCGTCTTGCTCAAATTGAAAACGAAGGTAACGATCCATTAGAAACAGGAAAATCATATGGCACACCACACGATTTAGCAGCTTTATATGGTAGAGGTAGATATGAAGATAATAGTGTACCTGTTGGATATGATGAAGATGCTGATTTAGGTCGCCCTTCTGAAAAAGTAACAGACAAAAATACCCAAGACAATGCATTTGGAAAAGATAGAATTGGTTCAGATGGCATTAAAAAAGATGGAGATGAATCAGATTCAATCAAACCACAATATAAAGGTGGAAGTCCATTAGCCCTTGAAACTAAAAATAAAAGAAATCGCAATGCTAGAATGTTCAATGATATTAAAAACCAAAGTAAACAAATCATCTTTGAGTCAGATATCCGAGGAAATTCACTATTAGATGAATCACAAATACGAGAGTAAAAAAATTCCACATATTTATAAATAAAATAATATTAGAATGCAAATCAAACATTCAAAGTATAAAAATACTGGTATCCTTTTTGAATTATTGGTTCGCCAAATCACCACTGATACACTAGATGGTAAGGATTCACCGGCAAAAGATATACTTAAAAAATATTTCGTTAAATCGGAATTGGGTCGTGAGTATAAGTTATATGAAACTTTACTAAAAAAAACGTCTTTAACTGAAGGAAAAGCAAACGTTGTAGTTAGCACACTAATTGACTCATCTAAAGTATTAAATAGAGGAGCAATCAAGCGTCAAAAATATAATTTGATTAGTGAAATTCAAAAACACTACAATATTAACGAGTTTTTCAATCATAAGCTTCCAAACTATAAAATGTATGCTGCTTTCTATACATTATTAGAAATTGCAAATACTCAAGAAACAGTAGACCCTGAACAAGCTATCAATAACAAAGTAACTATCTTAGAGCATTTAACAGCAGCTAAAATTACTGAAGGTAAAGTTCGTGACGAAGTAATGTCTGAATTTGAAAAAGCTGATAAAGATGTACGTTTATTGGCCTATAAATTAGTATTAGAAAACTTTAATGAAAAATACGATACATTACATCCAAAACAAAAATCGATATTAAAAGAATATATTACCTCTATTGACAATACACCTCGTTTAAGGGAATTTTATACCAATAAGGTGACAGAAATTAAAAGTGAATTGGCTACGTTAAATAAGAAAACAAAAAACCAAGCTACCAAAATTAAAATTGACGAAATCCTTACAGTTATTAACCCACCAGCTAAAAATGCTAAAATAACCGACAATGATTTAGTTGATTTGTTACAGTACTATGACTTAATTAATGAATTAGAAACTGTAAATGGATAAAATTAAAGACATAATTCGTAAAAAACTCAAAGAAATGAGTGCTACCAATGTTGGTGGTGCTTCATTTTCTGCTGGGCAAGGGATGAATTATGCTACTCCAGCAGCATTTGCTTCTAAAACAAACTCTAAAGGAGCTAAAAATTTATACTATTATAAACTAGGTTTTAAACCAGTTCCAGATATTAAACCAAAGTCATACGACAAGAAAAAACTTTGGGAAGATGAAATGCTAAACGAAATGAACGATGTTCAAAAAATGCGTATAGCTTCATTAGATGAAATAGAAAAATTAATGAACGAAATTCAACCACTAGTTTCAAACGCTAAAAATGAAACAATTGAATTATATGGTGGAAATGCTGGTTCATATGATATAAATAAACCAATTGAAATAGTTAAAAGCTATTTAAAAGACATAAAACAACTTTTATCAGAAAAATAATGAAAAAGACCCTACAAGATCAATATTTATCAATCAAAGAAGGTAAAGGACATAAAGGTGTTTTCCTTACAGAGGCAAAACGTCAATTCCCAAACATTGTACGCAACGCTGCTACATTTGATGAAGCAGTAGCATCACTTAAAACCAAAAACATCATTTCAGAAAATGTATTGATGGTGATGCCTGCAATTATGGATCGTCCTAAAAAAGAATCTTATGAAACTGCATTTGAAGCATTTTTAGCTGAAGCTAGAAAAGCAAAAGAAAACGAAGACGAAAAAGTTAAAGCAGAAGAGAAAAAAGTTTCTAAACCTGTAGAAAAAGATCTTGAAAAAAACTTTGACTATTCAGACGAAAAAAATCCTGATAACATGATCTTTGATCAAATTATGATGGGTTACTATGCTGAAATGAAAGATCCTAAAAATGCTGATAAAACGATGCAAGAATTAAAAGACATCGTATTTAAAAATTTATCAAAAGATCCAATTCACTATACAAAAGATGGTCAATTTGGTATTAAAGATTTAGGATATGTAACTGAACATCCTGGTTTAGGTGAGCCCAAAGAAGCTAAAGGAAAATACAAGTCAAGTGGCTATGGTGATTTAAATGAATCCCAAATCAATGAAATGTCTGAAAAAGATATTGCTATGATGGATGAATTAGACCTTAAATCAAAATTAACTAGTATGGGAGTTACTCCTATAGTAGTTAATTCTATTTTATCAACTAAAGGTATAGAAGGATTAAGAGATAGTCTTAGAAACAAACTTAAAGATAGAGCAATTGGGTTTAAAGAATCTAAAGAAATTGAAGTTTTTAAAGAAAAAGTTAAAAAAGCATTTACAGAAAAATCAGGAAAAAAATTCTCCTCAGAAGAAATTGAAGCTAAATTAAATAAATTATACCCTGGACGTGCTGAAAGAAAAAAAGACACTCCGGAAGAATCTAAATTGCGTGAAGTTATTCGTGAAATGGTTGATGCTGAATTAGAAGAAGCATATCAACTAGTCAATATCCGCCCTAGAACAAGCGATAAGGAACGAGAAGAACGTGACCCACAAGACCAATACCCAGCTATTTCTTCTAAACTAGAAGATTTTTTACGTAGCCGAAAATATTTAAGATTTTCAGGTGATAAAATTGTTATACTTTCTAGGTTAATAGAACCTATAAACTTTCTTAAAGCAGTAAGAAATGATGTAGATCTTACCCCTACAGATAAAGAATTTGTTAAATTTTTATCTACCTCAGATAATATTGGAACTACATTTCAACTTCCATCAGAAGGAATAATGCAAGATTATACCCTTCTTTATAATGTTAAACTAAACAGAAATGGAAAACTTTCATTTTTCAAACCAGCTCCTAAAAAAGCAATGGAAGAAGAAATGATGGAATCTTTACGTGAAAGTGTAGAAAAAGATTTAGCTGATATTAACAAAGAAGCAGAACACGAAGTTCTACAAGCTAAATTAGACAAAATTGACGCATTAATTGACCACAGACGTTCTAAACTTAGTAAACTTGACGAAGATGAGGATATGAAAGCTTTAACTGACAAGAAAAAAGTTAAAGAACTTGAAAAAGACATCAAAAAACTAGAGCAAGCAAAATCAAAAGTTGAAAAAATGATGTCGAAATTCAAAGGTAAAAAAAAAGAAGTAATTGACGAAACTGAAGAAGATTTAGATGTAGCTTCTGAATATCC